CACAACGGCCTCAAGCATGGCGGCAAAGTGCATCACAAAGCCGTTGGCGGTGTTATGCCTGGAGCCATTCCTGCCGCTGTAGCTCGTCGTGCTGCCCCTATCGCTATGCGCCGCGCTATGCCTGTTGCACCCGCAGCCGGCACTATGATGAAACGCGGTGGTAAGGTGCATCACCACGCTGAAGGCGGCGCTATTGAAGCTGCTGAGCGTGAAATGCCTCATAGCACGCCTAAAGCCCTTGCAGGTTTGAAGCTGCCTAGCCAACGCGGTAAAGCCGATAACATGGAAGACGCATCGCACCGTTTAGGCCGCGAAGGCAAGCCCCATGGTAAAGCTCCTAGCACTACCGGCGGTGTTGAAGGCCCAGGCTATAAACGTGGCGGTAAAGTGATGCATAAGGCAACCGGCGGCGTTATTAAAGGCGTTCGCGGAACCGAACCGAAACCTACCAAGGTGGTCGTTGACGGTATGGTGCAAAACCGCAAACACGGCGGCTCTATGCACCATAAAGCTGCTGGCGGTAATATTGCTCCTTACGAAAACAGCCCCCACGAAGCTAAGCAAACCAAAAGCTTCAGCACCAAAACTGGTGGAGTTGAAGGTCCTGGTTACAAGCGCGGCGGTAAGGTCTTGCACAAAGCTGATGGCGGTTCTATCAGCAAGTGGGAATCTAACATGAGCGGGTTTACTGGCCATAAAGGCGGTAGCAAAACCGGCGAAATCAAAGAATCTCCTGCTGGTTACAAGAAGGGCGGCCACGTGACCCATAAGGCTCAAGGCGGCCATATGGAGCACCACAGCCACGCTAAGAAACATCATGATGATCACGGTCACGTGCACATGCACGCTTCTGGACATCATGAAAGCCATGGCCACACTCACCACAAGATGCATGAGCATAAGGGTAGTGTAGCCAAAAAGGCTCACGGCGGCGGCGTTCGCAATTCTAAGAACTGCAACTACTAAGAAACGCGGGGACTTCGGTCCCTGCTTTTTAAGGAATTAAGATGAGCAATAACATTGTCGCATCAGCAACACGCTCGGGCAGGACTGAGCCATTTGATTTGCAAGTCGCCCGCGGTCAAATCATGGGGCACACGACTATTAGCATTTTTGGCTATCAAGCAGCAGTCGGTACAACCTCGATTCCTGTTTGGGAAAACGCGAGTGCATACACATTTCCCACGTCAGCTACTACGCTGACTTTGGTTAGCACTTCCGCTTCGGATAATACCGCAGCTTCGGTGCTTATTAGCGGTTTGGATTCTGGATTTAACCAGATTTCAGAAACTTTGTTTTTGAACGGCACGACTGGCGTTACAACTGTCAATAGCTATTTGCGGATTAATAACTTGCTTTTGGCTTCTGCCGGTACGAGCCAAACGACCAATGTTGGTACGATTACTTTAAAACAATCCTCTAACACGCTGGCTCAGATTAACCCAGGCATCGGTAGGTCACAAAGCACCGTTTACACTGTTCCAGCTGGCTATACTTTCTACCTGGATTGGGTCGAAGCTAACACCGCTAACAGCTATACTGGTAGCGTGATTGTAACGTATAAAGTGCAAGCTGGTGATAACGTATCTGGCGTTACTCGTAACGTTCTGCAGCAACCTTTTGTGTCTATTTACACAGCAAACCGAGTTGCAGATCCATACGCGTATAGCCAAAAGACTGACATCCAATGGCAGTTGTCTGCTAGCACTGGAACAATCGCTGCAGGCATTATCGTTACTGGTAAGTTGATCCAAAATAACACGAACGCCACTGGTGTAGGAACTTAATCATGCCCGCTAAAAGCAAAGCGCAGTTTCGGTTTATGCAAGCCGTTGAACACGAGCCTGCACTTGCTAAAAAAGTAGGCATGAGCTCTAAAAAAGCAGCTGAGTATACACAAAGCAACACGGGCAAGCGTTCTTATAAAGACCTGCCTGAAAAGCTAGCTTCTGGCGGCAAGCCTGGTCTTTACGCAAATATACACGCCAAGCAAGAGCGTATTAAACACGGCTCAGGTGAGCATATGCGTAAACCAGGTAGCCCAGGAGCTCCAACTGCTAAAGATTTCAGGGATTCAGCCAAAACCGCTAAGAAAAAGAGCGGCGGTGAAGTTTCCTTATCTTTAGGGCGCAAAGAGATCAATCCAACGTCTAAGGGTGCCGGATTAACGGCGAAGGGACGGGAAAAATACAATCGGGCTACTGGTTCACACTTGCAAGCCCCCCAACCTGAAGGCGGTCCTAGAAAAGACTCATTTTGCGCTAGAATGAGCGGAGTTGTTAAACACTCAAAGGGCGACGCTGAGCGAGCCAAAGCGTCTTTGAAAAAGTGGAAATGTCCAGGGTGGTAATGAATGGCTGCAACATATTCAGGTACTGTCGGCACTACAACTATCACCGTTCAAGCGATGATAGACCATGCAGCTCGGCTGTCTGGTAAGTTAGCGGAAGAGTTGACGATCGAGCAAGTTCAAGCGGCAAAAGAAAACCTCTTTATGCTGCTGAATAACATCGCCAACATGGGTATTAATTACTGGTGTATACAGAAAAACGTAATTGGACTGGTTCCAGAAACGTATGAGTATGTTTTGCCGGTGGGAACTATTGATGTTCTCAACTCTAACTTCCGCACCGTAACTCAAATTACTTCAGACGGCTACGCGTCGTCTGGAAACGTATCTGTTGCGTATAGCGGCAACCCTAATCCGCAGTTTGTTTTTCAACAAACAAGCGCTAATGGGTATGTAGGTATTAATACCGGTACTAACAACCCAGTTTATATCGCTACAGTGGGCATCTTGCCCTCAGTAAATCTGACTACAAACATCTTGATCCAAAGCAGTCCTGACGGGGCAACTTGGACAACGGTTTATGCTCCTGGAACGGTTTCTTGGGTTGCTAATACTTGGGTCTATTATGAGTTAGATCCTAGCAGCTCGCAACCGTTCTGGCGTATCCTCGAAACTGGCGGGGCTACACTACAGATGTTGCAACTACAGTGGGGCTCTGCGCCTAGCGAAATCCCGCTGGCTCGTATGAATCGTGATGATTATACGAACCTGCCAAACAAGCAGTTTTTAAATGACAGACCTCTGCAGTTTTGGTTCAATCGAACAATCCCGCAGCCTAAGATGACGGTTTGGCCAACGCCTAACACGTACATGCCTCAAATCACCGCTTGGTGTCATCGTCAAATTATGGACGTGGGCGACTTGTATGGCAATTTAGAGGTGCCTGACCGTTGGTTGATGGCTATTAAGGCAATGCTAGGACATCAAACCTCGCTTGAGTTGCCTGGTGTTGACCTCGCCCGTATCCAATATCTGGAAGGCCAAGCGGATAAATACTTCACGCTTGCTGAGCAGGAAGAGCGCGACAAGTCGCCTATTATGCTCGCTCCTAACATATCGCCTTACACCAGATAATATGCCTAAGTTTTTAGACACTTTAGGCAACTCCTCGTTAAGCATCTTTGTCTGTGACAGATGCAAGATGAAGCGTCCTTATGACGAACTTCAGCCAGACGGTAACTTGCCGGGAATTAAAGTTTGTCAACAAGGGTGCAGTGATAATTTTGACCCTTATCGGTTAGCCCCACGGCAACCTGAAAAGATTTCGATTAGATTTCCCCGTCCAGACGCTCCTATTGGGGTCAATCCTGACGCTATAATAACTACCAATCCGGACAGTCAGTTTGATTTATCGCCTGAACAAAACGTTCAGACCCCTGAGAATAACGGTAATTTGGACGACCTCAGCCCTTCAGCAGGACAGTAAATGGCAAATATCACCATAAGCCAACTCCCAGCGGCAAGCTCCCTAACAGGGTCTGAGCTCGTTCCTGTTGTTCAAAATGGGGTTACGGTTCAAACTACAACTGGGGCAGTTGCGGGCGCTGGAGCGTTAAACTATCCATTCTTGACCGTAGGCTCTGTTTCTGGCTTGACTCAGTCGCGTTATCTGAGCACAGGCTCAGGTTTGAGCTTGACTGACAACGGCGCAGGCAGCACTTTGCAGCTTAATTTGACCGGCGCTGCACAATCTTTGGATTCTAGCCCAGTCGGTATCCAAGTTAAGACCGCAATCAACACCGTATCTAGCGTATCGTTAGCTGTAGGCAGCGGTTTGAGCGTTACTAACGCTAACGGCACTACTGGAAACCCCACTATTAGCTTTTCTGGCATTATGTCGAACTTTGCTGCGTTGAGCGGCACGGGTTTGGTGGCTACTAGCGGGACCTCGGTAAATACAGTAAGCATTTCAGGTACCGCTAATCAAATTTCCGTAACTAACGGTAACGGCACTAGCGGTGGCCCAATTATCGCGTTGGCTACTAATCCAACTATCCCCGGAACGTCATTTATGACGGTTCCTGTAGGTAATGCAGCTGCTAGACCTATCGCTACAGCTTCTGGTATGTTCCGGTATAATACGGATCTGCAGCAGTTTGAGGGTTATACAAACACAGGCTGGAATCAATTTTCCTTAACTGGCGGCGTAACTTCTTTTAGCGCAGGAACAACCGGCTTTAGTCCATCATCGACAACTACCGGCGCTATCACGCTGACCGGCACGTTGAACGTAGCCAGCGGCGGCACTGGAGCTAACACCTTAACAGGGTATATTTACGGCAATGGAACAAGCGCTTTTACCGCTTCGACCACTATTCCAACTTCAGCATTAAGCGGAACTATTTCAAATGCTCAGTTGGCTAATAGCGCCATTACAATTAACGGCAACACCGTTGCTTTAGGTAGTTCTACAACTGTTACTGCAGCAACTCCTAGCCCTTTGACCATTGGAACAGGGCTTTCAGGCGGTTCTTTTACTGGAGCAACCCCTGTAACTATCGCTATCGCCAACTCTGGCGTCACTGCGGGCACTTACAACTTCGCTACAGTAACTGTAAACGCTCAAGGGCAGGTAACCTCCGCTTCTAGCGGCTCAGTCGGTACAGTAACTTCAGTCGGCTTGGCCGCTCCTGCGTTTTTTACTGTATCTGGAAGCCCCGTAACCAGCTCAGGCACGCTAACGCTTGGTTTCTCAGGCTCAGCGCTTGGCGTTACTTATGGCGGCACTGGCGCAACCACATTAACAGGGCTGGCTTACGGTAATGGAACCAGCGCGTTTACCGCTGCAACAGCTGCTCAAGTTGTTAGCACTATCGGAACTACAGCGGTCACCAACTCCACCAACACCTCAAACCTTATCGGTGGTGGGGCGGGGCAAATCCCATATCAATCTGCATCTAGCACCACGCTTTTTTCTGCTGCAGGTGC